GAAACAGTTGCAGGTTACTATCCAGACAGATGGGTTACTAAATCAGGTAACGCATCAGATGGTTCTATGTGTGCAGGTAGAAAAGCACAAAGAAAAGTTGTTATGACACAATTAAAATCTGAGATTGATACTAACCAAGCGATTAGAGAAGATCAAAGAGGATTTAACGTAATTGCTTGTCCAGGCTACACAGAAGCAATAGCAAATATGATTAGCCTAAACACAGACAGAAACAACACAGCATTTGTTGTTGGTGATACTCCAATGAGATTGGCAGGCACAGCAACAGATATTACAAACTGGGCAAATAATACAGCAGGTGCTACTGACAACAGTGAAGCAGGACTTGTAAGTTCAAGTGATTATTTGGGTGTGTTTTATCCATCAGGACAAACAACAGATAACAGTGGTAACACTATTGTAGTTCCACCATCACACATGATGATGAGAACACTTGCAAATAACGACAACGTAGCATTTCCTTGGTTTGCACCAGCAGGCACAAGAAGAGGTTTAGTTGACAACGCAACAGCAGTTGGTTATATTAATGCAAGTGACGGTGAGTTTAAAACAATATCTGTAACGGAGTCAGTGAGAGATTCAATGCACACAGTTAAAGTTAATCCAATTACTTTCTTCTCAGGAGCAGGAATTGTTAACTTTGGTAACTTAACATCAACATCAGCAAGTTCAAGTTTAGATAGAATTAACGTTTCAAGACTAGCAGTGTATCTAAGAACACAATTAGACGCAGTTGCTAAACCGTTTATATTTGAACCAAATGATGAATTAACAAGAAACGAAATTAAACAAGCAATTGAATCGTTCTTGTTAGAACTAGTTGGACAAAGAGCACTGTACGACTTCTTAGTAGTATGTGATGACACAAACAACACACCTACTAGAATAGACAGAAACGAATTGTATGTAGATATAGCAATTGAGCCAGTTAAATCAGTTGAATTTATATACATACCGTTAAGAATTAAAAACACAGGAGAAATAGCAAAATTAGGGAACTAATTTTGGATAAATAGGAGAAACAGATGGCAATATCAACTTTATCAAAATTTACAGTACCTTTAGCAAACGATCAAAGTAGTGCATCACAAGGCTTATTAATGCCTAAACTACAATATCGTTTTAGAGCAATCCTGGAAAATTTTGGAGTATCAACACCAAGATCAGAATTAACAAAACAAGTAATGGATATTACGAGACCTAACTTGACTTTTGACCAAGTAACACTAGATGTATACAACTCAAGAGTATATGTTGCAGGTAAACATACTTGGGAGCCAATTACTATCACTTTAAGAGATGATGTAAACAACTCAGTTACTAAACTAGTTGGAGAACAAATACAGAAACAATTTGATTTCTTTGAACAATCATCAGCGGCTTCTGGTATTGATTACAAATTCACAGGTAGAATTGAAATGCTTGACGGTGGTAACGGAGCAAGTGCACCAAGTGTATTAGAAACATTTGAATTATATGGTGCATACATTGACAACGTTAACTACAATACACTAGCATACAACACGTCAGATCCTGCTACAATAACATTATCAATAAGATACGATAATGCAATACAAACACCACAAGGTACAGGTATTGGTACAGCAGTAGCAAGAACAATTGGTACATTATCAACTGGCGGTGGACAGTAATAAGAATTAAATTTAGCATTTATAATACAGGAAAAGCGTCTTTATAGGCGCTTTTTTTGTGACTATAAATAACAGTATGCCAAAGATTAACGATTTCTTACAAGGGTTTCAAGACGGTCTTCCAGGAATGAAGGACTTCAGACACGCATCAAGATTATATCTAGACGACAACTATAAATTGATGCCAAAACAGAAGTTTCTGTTTTATGTAAGGTTCTTTACAGACGAATCACTGTTCATGGGAAGTGCAAATTATAACGAAAGAATTGAACTTAATATGTTGGTTAAATCTTGTGACTTACCAAGATACGGTATGAACATGGAAGAAAAAATTCAATACAATAAAAAAATGTATGCGGCAACACGTATACAATATGATCCAATTAACATTGTTTTTCATGACGATCATGCTGATACTGTAAATGCTTTTTGGAAAAAATATTACGAATATTATATTGCTGATTCAGTATCAATGACTAACGATACAACTATATCAGATACTAAAGATGATTATTACAATTCAAACAGACGTACAAACAAATATGGTATGGACACACCTGTACAAAGAAAGAAACCATACTTGCAACGAATAGAAATATTCGTTTTACATAAACAAAGATTCACATCAATGACACTTGTTAACCCAATGATTGGTTCATTTAACCACGACAACTTGGATCAAGCAGATGGAACTGGTATAATGCAAAATACTATGCAAATTGTTTATGAATCAGTTTTATACAAATCAGGAATAATAAACAAAAACAATGTTCCAGGTTTTGCATCTATACATTATGATCATGAACCTTCTCCTTTAACTGTATTAGGTGGTGGTACAAATTCTATATTTGGTCCAGGAGGTGTTGTAGACGGTGTTGGATCTGTGATAAGAAATGTACAGTCAGGTAATATACTTGGTGCAATTTTATCTGCAACAAACACATATAACAATGCTAAAAAAATTAAGAAAAAAGATGTTAAAGAAGAATTAAAAGGAATTGCTAAAGAGGGTGTTTTAGATATTGGCAAACAAGCAGGAACAATTACAAACCCAATTGGAGCATTCTCAGTTGGTGCGGCTGTGGCAACAGGAGTTGCAATCGCTAATGCTAGAGGTAAAGCAGATTCTAAATCATTAAAAGATACAACTGTACTAACAAATCCAATATTAGATACTACAAACTTTTTAACAGCAGATGAGGCATATAAATTAGTAACAACAAATGATAGTGTTAAAGATGAGATTGCCGCTGGAATATATTATAAAGATATAGGTTCAAGAAAAAATTTAACAGTTGCTGAAAGTGATGTGGAATATGCAGGTTCAATTGACTCTGTAAAAAATGTTTATAAATCTAAAGCAGTCACAAATATACGTAAATTAGTAACTGAAGGCTACATAAAAATTGAAAGAGCAAATCAAAATGTTAGTATTACAACAGAGAAGGCGAACTTATAATGGCTGAAAATTTTTACACAAACTTACCACCAAAACAAAAAGATCAATTGGATAAAACTATTCAAAAATTAACTACAAGCAATTACGAAGAACAGTATCAATTCAACGTTGGTGAATATGATTCAACTATCGCATTTTTTGTAAAAAGAGGATTTTCAAGAACTGCGGCTGAATCTACTGCTTATGTTATATTAGCACAGGCAAAAATTGATTCTGTTTCGCCTGCTGAAATTATCGACAAATTAACTTATGCCACACCGGCACAACTATCTGAACTAATAACAATAATTTTAAATGCAAACAGATACAAGTCCAGTAGATTAGGTGTAAGACAAACCCTTACTACATCAGGAACTGTGTCTAGAAATATAATAGACTAATGATCCCAAGATTCGCAAAAGGAAAATTTACACCTAAAAATCAAGAAAAATATATTGGTTTAAAAACGCCAACATATCGTTCAAGTTGGGAACAAGCATTTATGAGATTGTGCGACGAACATCCATACGTGGCAAAATGGGCAAGTGAATCAATTAAAATTCCTTACAGACATCCTTTTACAGGAAAGTATACTGTGTATGTTCCAGATTTTTTTGTTGTTTATACTGATAAAAATGGAAGCAAACACGCAGAACTTATTGAAGTAAAACCTAAATCTCAAACAAATATTTTTGATGCTGGTAAAAGTCAAGGTAAGAAAAAACAAGCAGTAATTAATATGGCAAAGTGGGAGGCCGCGAATGCTTATGCTAAACAAAATAGAATAAGATTTAGAGTTTTATCAGAAGATCAGTTGTTTCATAACGGCAATCGTAAGTAAATAAAAACATGACAAAGAAGTTAGAAGAAATTTTAAATTTACCAAATGTTAAAGAAGCATTTAAACAAGTAGATTCCAAAGAAAAAGTTAAAGAAACTAAAAATTCTAATGGCGTTTCTAGTAAAAATTTAGATCCTGAAACACAAAAAAACTTACAAAAAACATATGCTGAATTTGATAAGGTTGCGGCCGCATTACCCCAAGTAAAAGGACTAGGCGAACTGTCAGATTTAGAACTAGATAAGTTGGCTGTAGAAGCAGAAGAGAGTTATAAGAACTTAATGGACTTAGGAATGAATGTAGATTCACGTTATTCAGGACGTATTTTTGAGGTAGCAAGTACTATGTTGCGTAATGCCATTGATGCTAAAGGTTCTAAAATAGATAAGAAGTTAAAAATGGTTGAACTACAACTTAAAAAAATGAAAATAGACCAAACAGACGGTAAAGACGGTGGGCCTGTTGAAGAAAGCGACGGGTTTGTAATATCTGACCGTAATGAATTAATGAAGAAACTCCTTAAAAAAGACTAAATATTGCATATGAGCACGTTTACACACTATCTAACAGAATCAACAAAGTCATATGACTACAAAATCAAGATTGCAGGGCAACCTAAAGACATAGATGCAACAAGATTAGAAACTGCACTAGCAAAATTTGAGGTTGTTAAAATGTCAGCAGGAAAGAAAACTCCAATACAGAGTTTACCTTTAGATTTTCCAGCATTGTCAAATGAGGCTGTAACAATTTACGATGTAACTACAAACTATCCAGCATCAGTAAGAGAAATGAAAGAGTATATAGCAGACTATATGAGAATTTCTCCAGCACACATAGTTGTAAGAAAACCAAACGAGCCAACAGAAGAATATCAAGAAACAATAGCAAACGCAGGCAAATCAGAATACAAAAACAAACTACAAGATATTGAAATGGCCGATGCACCTAAAGTAGATGCAAAAGAATTTCACTCAACTGAAGCAAACATGAGTTTGTTAAAAGAATTATTAAAAGACAGAGAAGAAAACAAAGACCATCCAAAAGAAAAAGAGAATGCTACAACTAAAGAAGATGAAAAGGATGGAAGTTCTCCAATCAATACTGGTAAGGCACCTGTAAAAGGAAATCCAGATCCAGCATCACATTATAAATTTAGACAACCAACAGCAAAAAGAGATCTTAAAAAAGGAAAATAGTCATGGAAATGCTTGACGTATTAAAAAAATTACAAGAAATCGCACAAACTAGACCAGAGTTAGTTAAAGACGCTGTGGCAAATGTTGAAAGAACTAATCCAGCAGAAATACAAAACACTGAAGTAAAAACTGCTGAGGGCGGAATGAGTGACATACACATTGGTGCTCAAGAGGCAGTAGGTGAATATCTTAATGATGATGGCAATTTAAAAATGAGAAAAGCAGAAGTACTTGGTGCTATGGATAAAGAAAAAGCAAACGCACCTTTTCCTAGATCATACGAAATTGAAACAGCAATGAAAATGGTACAAGACGACTTTAACGATAACGGTTCTAGAAAACACGAGATAGACGAACCTTACGAAGACACAGCAGAAGAAGGTAACGAATTTGCACACGCAGTTCAAAAAGCAAAAGCGGCAGGTTTGAAAAAAGGCGACAAGTTTAAAGTTGGAGACGAAGAGCATACATTAAGAGATAGCGACTTTGAAGAGGTAAATACAAATACAATGACAACAGAAGACAAAAAACCAGTAAACGAAGCAATACAAATATCAACTGATTCTCCAGAAGAAGCAGGTATGATGATGCAAATTTTAAAATTAGCAGGTGTAAAACCAGTTGATGATGCAATGATTAACGCTCAACCAGAAGCAGGCGAAGAAATGGATCCAGGAGAATTGAATAAACAAATGGATACACCAGGAACTGACGGTGACGAAATGGCAAAATTCAGAAACATGATTACTGCACCGGATGAAGAAAAAGCAGAAGAAACTTTTGACAACGAACCAAATGAAAAAGTTGCTGATGTTGACACATTGGTAAATGTACATTCTGGTGGTTTAAACAAACAAAAACAACAAGTTAAAAAAGAATACCCAGGCGATAATCCATTAGCGGTTGAAGACAAAGTAACTGAAGAAGATTTAGCAAATTCATTAAGAGCACAATACGAAGGCTTTAAAAAAGCATATCAAGAAGCGGCAAAAGTTGCTGAAGCAAAAGCAAAACCAGACTATATTGATATCGACAAAGACGGCGATAAAAAAGAACCAATGAAAAAAGCCGTTAAAGATAAAGAAGCAAAATAAGTTACTTTTCCTAACACACTTTTAGCATTAAATACTACACTATGGCGTATGTAAGTTTAGATTCGCAACAAATTAAAAAAGCGAATAAGAAGCACAAATATTCTAAAGATCAAGTGGAACAACTTGAGAAATGTATGGATATTCAAAATGGTCCATTGTATTTTATGGAAACATTTATGAAAATACAACATCCTACTAAAGGTGAGATGCCTTTTAAACCATTTCCATATCAAAAAAGATTAATTGAAGCATACAACTCACACAGGTTTTCAATATCAATGTTGCCAAGACAAACAGGAAAAACAACCTGTGCATCAGGATACCTAATATGGTATGCTATGTTTCATCCAGATTCACACATACTAATTGCGGCACACAAATACGCAGGTGCATCAGACATTATGTCAAGGGTGCGTTATGCTTATGAAATGTTACCTGGTTGGATCAAAGCAGGTGTAACACAATACAATAGAAACTCAATAGAATTTGATAATGGTTCAAAAATTATGGCAACTACCACAACTGAAAACACAGGACGGGGTATGTCCTTAACAATGATATATTGTGATGAGTTTGCTTTCGTACAGCCACCTGATAAAGCAAAAGAATTTTGGACATCACTATCTCCTACACTATCAACTGGAGGTAAATGTTTAATTACTTCAACTCCAAACAGTGATGAAGACCAATTTGCTATGATTTGGAAAGAAGCAAATAAAAGATTTGACGAATATGGCAATGACAAAATTGTAGGTACAAATGGTTTTTATGCCATGAAGGCACATTGGTCAGAACACCCAGATAGAAATGAAGAATGGGCAGAAACTGAAAGAGCAAGAATTGGTGAAGAAAGATTTAGAAGGGAACACGAGTGTGAATTCTTAATTTTTGATGAAACATTAATTTCAAGTTTAACACTAGCAGACATGGAAGGCGTTGCTCCTGTAGAAACAACAGGACAAGTACGTTGGTTTAAACGTCCAACTCCAGGACATACATACATGGTTTCTTTAGATCCTTCAATGGGTACAGGTGGAGACTTTAGTGCAATACAAGTTTTTGAATTGCCTACATTTGAACAAATAGGTGAATGGCAACACAACATGACTCCAATGAATCAACAGGTTAGAATATTACAGGGTATTAATAAACATATACACGATTCAATTGTTGAAAAAGATGCTTCAGCAACACCGCAAATATTTTATTCAATGGAGAACAACACAATAGGTGAAGCGGCATTAATGAGAGTAATGGATATTGGTGAAGAAAACATTATGGGTATGTTTTTATCAGAACCTATAAGAAAAGGACACAGACGTAAATTTAGAAGAGGGTTTAATACAACTGCTAAATTTAAAATTGATGCTTGTACAAAATTTAAAGAACTAGTTGAAAGTGGTAAAATGAAAATAAACTCGCAACTATTAATATCAGAGTTAAAAGACTTTGTAGCAACAGGATTAAGTTTTAAAGCAAAACCAGGACAGCACGACGACCTAGTAAGTGCTTGTTTATTAATGACACGTATGATGAAGGTATTAGCAGATTTTGACCCCAAAATATTTGAACGTTGGACTGATAGATCATCTGAAATGACAACTCCAATGCCCATCTTTGGAAACTTTTATGGATAATAAATACACTATATGAACCCAAAAACATCTGCAGACTTGTTTAATAAAATACGTTCGCAATTCGCTAATATTAGAATAGGAGACGAAAGTGGTGTTCCTACAGGCGATCCTGCAAGTGCTTTATTTTTTGAATTTGAATTTAAAGAAGATGCTGACACATACGGAGCAGTAAGCATTAGCCTTGCTGATGGTGAAACAATGAAAGTGTTTTACAACCGTAATTTAGTGGACAAAATAGACGAAGATAGCAAGGATGAATGGTATGCATTTTTAAAAGAATTAAAAGACTTTGCTGTAGAACATCAATTAAGATTTGATGTGCGTGATATAACGAAATCGAACCTAACGAAGCAGGATTATCAAAATCTTGCAGATACGAACAAAACGGTAAATACTGATGAGATGTCGGAAGAATTAAACAGAATTACTAAACTAGCAGGTGTTGAAGTTAAAGAAGGACTTACAGGCACAGCAAAAAGATCATACGAAAACCTAGATAAAACAAGATTAATAATTAGACACTCAGGCAAAGTTGATGAAATGATACCTGGTGCTAGATCAAGACAAATACAATCATTATACATTGAAAACGAAGATGGTGAAAGATTCAAATATCCATTAACACACCTAGCAGGTGCAAGAGCAATGACAAGACACGTTGCTAATGGCGGAAGACCACATGATGAATTTGGAGAACACATTGTAAAAACATCAGAAGATATTGCAAAATTAAGTTCATTTTCAAGATATGTTTCAAACAAAGATCAATTAAATGATAATGCAGGTGATATTATTGAACAAACAAAATTAAGTTTAGAAAATTTAAGAGAGTATATGAGAAATTTATCAAAACAATCTCACTACGAAGCGGCATCTAAAGATTTTAAAACAGCAGAAGACCAAATATTAGATGATGAAACTGTAAACAAATTAAGAGAAAAATTTACACTGAAAAATTTAGACAACAGAGTAGAAGATGCACTTCCTATTATCGATAGAATAATGGCTGAATTTGAAAAAACAAAAACTGCAGAACCAGTAGTAACAGAATTAGATCCAGGTGACGAACCAATTGATGCACCTGTTGAGCCGGCAGTTGATCACGCAATGGTTGTTAAAAAGTTTTTAGCAGATCCTGACAGCAAAATTTTACTTAATAAAAATATGCCAGATGAGAAAAGAATGATGCCTAAAAATGCTGGCCCAGAAGATACAAAAATTATGACAACACTTTCAGATATTGCTTCTAGAATGTTAACACAAACTCCAGATGAAGACAGAGTGGCAAACTTTGCTTCTAGAGTTGCAGATCAAATGAGTCAAACTGGACAACCTTTTGATCCTAAAGATCCAGATGCAGGAAAAAATAGAGATATTGCAAAAGCATTAGTGGCAAAATATCAAAGAACATCTCAAGAAATTGACCCAGCAGAATTTAAGGCTAAAAAAGATATTAAAGGAAGAGCAAAAGAAACTGAAACATTTGAGTCATGGGTAGACGAAGTTACTAACGAATACGACACAAAGCCAAGAGACGAAGAAGATAGAAGAGCAAAATTAAAAGCATTACAAGATATACAAATGACTCCAGGAGCAATGAAAGATCCTGCTATGAGAAAAGAAGTTTTAAAACGTAGAATGGAATTACAAAAAGATAAAGAACCAGCATTTGCAGGCGAAGAAGTAACTTTTGAAGACATTAAACCTTATGTTTCAATGTACAAAGATGATCAAACTGGCAAAACTGTTTATGATGTATTAGACAAAGATGGTGCATCAGCATTTAAAACAGGTGATTCAAAAGTAGCAATGGCTTATCTTTCAAAAAACTTTAACAAATTAAAAATGGATAAAGATGAAAGAATTGATCAAGGCATAGCGGCTCAAAAGAAAGATGCTGAAACAAATCCAAATTGGGGTAAAGATAAAGGTCCAGTTGACCCAGAATGGGAAGCAGAAAAAGACCACAGAGAAATATCTCGTATAATGAAATACGAAGGTAAAGAAGGTTTAAACGAATCAAGAGCAAAAATAGTATCGGCTATCAAAGCCAAAGTAGACAGCGACAACGCACAAAACATCGCAGGCGTTGAAGAAGAAATTGCTAGAATTACACAATTAGCAAATTACCAATAATAGTAGTAGACATTTCATAAATATAGTAGTATATTATACGTAATGTGTGATATACATTTAGGCACATTAAAACAAACATAGGCAAAATAGGAGGCTTACATTATGGCTACATTGGCTGAAATAAGAGCGAAGTTAAAATCCCAAGAACCTAATCGCTCAGGTTCACAAACAGGCGGAGACAACGCCATCTACCCACACTGGAACATATCAGAAGGCTCAGAAGCAGTTGTTAGATTCTTACCAGATAAGGATCAAGGCAATACATTTTTCTGGACTGAAAGAAATATGATCAAACTACCTTTCGCAGGTGTTAAAGGTCAAACTGATTCAAGACCAGTTACAGTACAAGTTCCTTGTATGGAAATGTATGGAAAAACTTGTCCAGTTCTAACAGAAGTTAGACCATGGTTTAAAGACAAAAGCATGGAAGATATGGGAAGAAAATATTGGAAAAAGAAAAGTTATATTTTCCAAGGTTTTGTTGTCAACAATCCGTTATCTGAAGACACAACACCAGAGAATCCAGTTAGAAGATTTATTATTGGACCTCAAATCTTTAACATTATCAGAAGTGCGTTACTTGATCCAGAGATGGAAGAGTTACCAACTGACTTTGTAAAAGGTGTTGATTTTAGAATTAACAAGACAACTAAAGGCGGTTATGCTGATTATTCTACATCAAAATGGTCTAGAAGAGAACGTGCTCTAGACGAAGCAGAAAGATCTGCAATTGATAAGTTTGGTTTACATAACTTAGGTGACTTTAGACCAAAAGAACCAACTGAAGCAGAAGTTAAAATAATCAAAGAATTATTTGAAAAATCTGTAGACGGTGAGGCTTATGATCTTGAAAAATATGGACAATACTTTAGACCTGCAGGCGTAGGTGCTAGAGTATCTATACCAACAGCAAGTAGACCTGCTCCAGTTGAGAAGACTGCTGATCCGGTAAATGCAG